GCACCGACTCCAGAAATGTTTTTGTTTCCATAGCCGGCAATAGTTAGAGTGAATGAGATAGCTGAAAAGAAAGGGCGGTGTGCGCTCCCCCGAGAACCCCCAGAGGCACCGCCCTAAAACAAATCAGTCGTCCCAATCTCCAACGATGTCGCTCAACTCAGACTTCGGCTCAGCGGCAGGTGCAGACTTCTTGGTCACCTTGATCGGCTCCTCGACTGCCTCGGCTTCGACCTTCGGTGTGGCCTTGGGCTCAGCTTTCGGTGCGGGGGCGGCTTCTTCATACAACTTCGGTGCGGGAATCACGCCGTCCATCTGCGACACGTTCATGGTGATCGCCTTCATGGTGTCAGGGTGGTTCTGCAACTTGACTGCGATTGCCAACTCATCTTCTTCCAGTGCACGCACAGGGCTGAACACCAGCTTAGGAGTTGCGCTGTCGATGTCGAAACGCATCTCGGTCACGATAGAAATCGCGGGGGTGTTGTATGCCTTGAGGTGGCGACCGTAGGCTTGCAGTGGCATCTTCTTACCCTCTGCGTCACCGAACACAGATGTCGATGGCAGTGTGACTTGGTACACGGCTTCTTTGTGCAACTCACCATCGAGCGCCACGGCAATACGCTGTTGGAAACGGCAAGCGCGGGTGTCACCTTGACCGGAGCCCTTGATGTGTTGCTTGCAGTCTTTGCAGAACTTGGCTTGGCGTTGGTCTTCGGGCACGGCCTTGTCGGGCGTTTGGGTGTCGCTTGACCAGCACGTTGGCTTGGTCTTCTGACCTTTGACGTATGTGCCTTCAAAGAACATACGGGACACAGGTGCGGCGTTGATCAGGATGACCTTCATGGAGCGTTCTTCGCTCACACGCACTTCTTTGCCACCGATGTATTCGCGGAATGCGCCGCCTTCAATGCTGATGCGTTTGTTGCCACTGCCACCACCTGCGAGGGTGCTTGTCAGGTTGTCTTCGATGCCGCTCAGCAATGCGAGGGCGGCGTTGTTGGGCTTGCCAAACAGGGTCATTTCATTACTCATCTTCGTTCTCCAGTTACATGTCTTCGTTGGGGTCATTGAAAGCCAGTTCAAGTTGAACAGGCGCGTGGGCTGTGGTAATCACAGGGTTTTCAGGCTTCGGCGCTTCCGGCTCGTCCTTGGGCGTGTTCGACAGCGCGTCCACCACCTTGGATACATTGAAGCGGTACGTGTTACCGATCTTCAGGTACGTGTCCTTGGGGATATGGCCCTGTCGCACCCATGCACGAACAGTTGATACCGAAACCGTGAAGTGCTTGGCCAAGTCTTCGATTGGCACGAATGGTTCGCTCATTACTTCCTCCGTACGGTTATGGTGTATTCGCTGTCCACGTTGAGTCCCGGTGGTAGCGTGTCAGGGTTGGCCTCAAGGAACTCTTTGAGGTTTGTTTGGTGGATGCGCTCATGCAGTAACTGCGGGGCGTTGTGGTCAACGATGAACTTATGCATGGCTTCCCAGTTGTTCGTCCAATAGTTGACCTTGACGGTGCGGTAGAACAAGCCTTCGCCTGTACGCACACTGTCCACGTTCTGGTCTTTGCAAAACCCCAAGAGGGCAGACTTTACCTTGTCCATCTGACCCTTGAGTTTCTTTTCTTCGGTCTCGTAGGCAATACGCATCTCGTCGTGCTTGGCCTTCATTTTGAGGTAGACCTTGACCAGCTTCTCAGGCGCAACGGCGGGAGCCTCTACGGGGGTGTCGGTTTGATCAGTCATGGCCTGTCTCCTCGCCGAGTTTCTGGGTTGCGATGGCAAGACCATAGGCTTGCTTGGTCTGGTCAATGTAGTTCTCAAACGGCACCCCATGCTCCACTGCCGCCAACGCCAGCAATTCAGCCAATGTGGTGAGCAAGATGGGGGTGGTGACCTCGCGTTCTGCGGCCACCTTACGGATGCCCTGCATGATGGCGGCTTTTAGGTCTGTCATGGTGCGAACCGATTTCATCAGCTCTTCGGCACGGCGTTGTTTGTAGTCTGACACTTCGTTCTCCGGTTGTTGGAATCTTTATTATAGTGGTGTTTCACAACTTATTCAAGTATTTCTTTGTAAAGATCAACAATTTTTGAGTGAACGTCAATTTTGTTATCTAATAAGTTGTAAACGTGTCTTTCTACACCTGACCCCACGAGCTGCACCACTGTAGATGGGTGGCGCTGGCCCGAACGGTGGACTCGGGCGTTGGCTTGGGCGTAGGTCTCAAGGCTGGATGTCGGCCCCCACCACACCACGGTATTGGCCGCTGTGAGGGTCACGCCGTGGGCGGCGGACTGGGGCTGGATAACAAGCACTCGGGTGCCATTGGGTTCGGTCTGGAAGCGGTTGAAGATGTCAGTGCGCTTGTGCACGGGTACATCCCCGCTGATCACCTCGGTCGTGTAGCCATCGGCGTTGAGCTTGTCGGTGAGGATGCTAATCACGTGCTTGAACGGCACGAACACGAGCACCTTCTGGCTTGACTCGTCGATCACCTCGGTGAGCACGTTGTAGCGGTTCTTGATGTCGAACTCCAAGGTCTCGCCTGAGTCGGAGTACACCGCACCACAAGATATTTGTAGGAGCTTAGACATGTTCACCGCGGCGTTGACCGATGTAATTTCTTCCCCTGCGGCTTGGATGACCATGCGACTCTTGAGCATGCCGTAGTAGCGTTCCTGTTGCTTGGTCAGTTCGACCTTGCGCTTGGTGTAAGTCATCTCGGGCAGGTCGAGACATTCTTCCTTGGTGTATCGGATGGCAGGTTGCAGTGCCTCGTACACTGTTTGGGTGGCTGTCTCTTTGGCAATCCACTTGAAGTTGGTCAGCTTGAGCATGACCTGATCACGATAGGACGTGAAGTATTTGGGCACCCCATTCGGGTTGACCAGCTTGGCCAAGCCGTACGCATCGAGCGGCGACTGAGCGGCGGGGGTGCCTGTCATCATCCAGAGCCATGTGTCGGTCTTGACCAGCGAGTTAAGCACCTTCCACCGTTTGGTCTGCACGTTCTTGTAGGCGTTGGCCTCGTCGATCACGATCAAGTCGAAACCGCCATTGGCGATGTCCTCGGCGACGATTTCCACGCCGTCATAGTTGATGATCACGAACTCGGCTGTACCGTTAATGATGGCTTTGCGCTTGTCCTTGGCACCGTATGCGATGTCAACAGATCGGTGCATGGCGAACTTGAACAGGTCGGCTCTCCATGCCGAGTCCATGATGGACAGGGGGCAGATCACCAGTACCCTGCGGATGCGCTTTTGCTTGAGGAGGTAGTCTGCCGCCCAGATGACTGAGCCCGTCTTGCCTGTGCCCTGCTCGTTGAGGCAGAACGCACGGCGGTTCATGGTGAGGAATGCGGCGGTTGTTTTCTGATGGTCGAACGGCTTGTACTGGCCGGGCCAGTCGTAGCGCCCCATGATGGGTGATGGCACGTTTTTTACGTGCAAATTCTTGAGGATTCGTGCCTCGTCCAACCCCCAATGCACCAGCACTTGGTTGTTAGCAAGTTCCCGGCTCTTGGGAATAACCGTGGTGATTTGCTGTGGGTTCCGTACCCGTAACAGCAATGCTTTGTTGTCGATGATTTCCAATTCGTTCTCCAGCGCAGATGGCAAAACGGAGCGAAGTGGGTGTCCCACTCGCTCTCGTCGTCATCGAAGTTGCAATTTAACCGAACGCGCAATGCGCGTCAAGCGGGTTTCTTCCCGCCCTTTTCTTTTGTGCTGTGACCGTTACGGGCACGGTTCTTTGAAGGGGAGACAATACGCAGGCCGTCCTTGTTTGAGCCACCCTTGGATAACATCTTTACGTGGTCAATGTCCTTGCCTTCACGCTTGTCGGCCTTGCCGTTGCCGTTCAGGTCGGGGGAACTGGCATCAACTTTACGCCGCGCACGTTGGCGCTCCATGCGGTCGGGGTGTTCGCCCCGCTCCTTCTGCTTCTGGTACTCGGCCTTGTACGGGCGTGGTGATTTGGTATATGGCATTTAATCGTTCCTTCCGTTGTGTTGGCATGATAAAACAACGCAGTGGCGTTTGCAAAGCCCAGATGTTTTGGGGTTCCACACGTTTGTCTCGTAAGCTCTTTTCATGCGGCCATGGTCGCGTAGCCACTTCTCCCACAGCTTGGGCTCGTCCGTGGCACGGTCGTAGCTTGCCTTGGGGAACTGCTTAGCGATGACAAACAACAGGCCACCCTTGACGCGCTTGACCTCGGGGAAGTGCTTGAACACCGCGAGTGCCATCAACTCAAGCTGTCCGGTGTCGGCGTACTTGGCACTCTTTCCGGTCTTGTAGTCCACCACTCGTGCAGTGCCATCGTCCTCAAGGATGATCAGGTCGGCGATGCCGCGCCACCACACGTTCGGGTCTTTGAAGTCGCACGGCTCCAAGTCAGCGGTCAGCCCCATCTCGTACTCACACAGCTTCTGGCCAGCGCGGTGCTTGAGGTTATCCAATGAACTCTTAGCGTACGCAAACTGAGGCGGGAGCGGTGTGTCGTCACGTATGTAGAACTCAGCCGCCTCGTGAAAGGCGGTGCCGTAAGTCAGGTGCTCAGCGTTCTGATCTTCCTGAAAGTCTTTGACAACCTTCAAGTGGTAGAACTTCTTTGGGCACTGCTCGAATGTCTTGATGGACGAGAACGACCATGCGGGTATCTTGACTGTCATGGATTACCTCCGAGCGCGTTGATCTGTTGGGTCATGACTTGTTGTGTAGCCGTCATGGATTTGGCGATGCTGTCGCCGTAATACGATTTTTCTTGCGGCGGCTCGACCGACTGCCGTATTTCTTGTACCCGTTGTAAGCAGGTCAGGATGGCAAGTTTCTCTGTGTCCTCGTACAGTGCGCCGGTGGATTCGTGAAGTAGCGCATCCGTCACTTGCTTGATCACGTCCAGCTTCTCGTCTATCAGGCGTTCGCGGTACGCTCGTGACGCCCACTCAATGAACACCTGTGCTGAGATGTCAGCCGACCCATCGAACCGCAACTCACTTCCACTGAAGTCAAAGCGCCCGACTTCCTTGCCGTTCGGCCCGTGGAATACCACGTTGTAGTTTTGCTTCATCGACCCAATCTGCACCGCATTCAGCGTCTGAGTTGCCGTGTTGTTGATGGTGTATGTGTTTGCATCATAGGCGGGGTTAATGCCAATCGTTGTTCCTTGTATCACGCTCATAGCCACTCCTTTGGGTTACCGATCTTGCTCCACCGCACTGTGTCGGCTTCGTCCATCACCATGCTCGTGATGCTCTTGCCCCTGAGTGCGTACTCGTCCATATGCTTTCTCAGCGATATATCGTACTGCCGCGCCTTCTCGTTCACCATCTGTTGCATCGCCCGATTCTGTGCGGCTCTCATCTGCTCGTTGTGTCGTGCACGTTCATGCTCCTCGCGGTCTCTGACACGTTCGTCACGCATCTCTTTGAGTCGTTCGGCGGCGGTCAGGATGGCGACCCGTTCTTCCTCGGAGTACGAATGCGCGTTGGCTTCCTCCATGCACTCAACGATGCACCGCTCAAGCACTCGAACCTCGGCTTGTTTGATCACAGTGGTGATACGCATCGAGTCCTCGTACTGGCGCTCGTCACGTTCCTTGATCAGTTGTCTGCGCAAACTCTCTATCTCGCGCTCCAAGTGGTTGGTGTTGTAGTTGGCCATCAGCAGTCTCCATAAGATTTGCCACTGCCCGACTCACAGTTCACGGGCAGACCTGTCGCCCACTCGGGCACCCATCGCATGCACTCCTCGACATACTGCGTTGCGGCAATCACCTCAGCATCTGGAACGCACACAGCAATCGCGTCATGTACAGTCAGCACGACCTTGTAACGCTTGCCGATCTTCAGCATCTGCTCAGCGATGATGCATCGTGCGATGGCTTGGCATACGTTCTCGATCACCTTACCACCGTAGATACGGGTGCGACCCTTGCGCGTCTTGTAGTGGAACTCCACACCCTTGTCGTTCTGGTCGAACCGCAGGTCGTCATAGCGCATCAGCAGACCCGATGGCAATCGGATGGCTGTCTCACTCGGCACAACCTCAAGTACGCCCGCACGACCGAGCGGTGCGGCCTCGCCCCTTGACATGTTCACCAGAGCGTTCTGAGCCTGTCGCCACAGTCTGACCACGGCATCATTAGTGCGGCGGTAAATGTCGATGATGCGCTTGGCTTCGTCCAACTCCACGTCCACACCCATGGTCTTGAGTTGCCCTTGGAACTTCGCGGCACCCATGCCGTAACCCGCACCAAGAATTGTGGTCTTGCCCACGAACCGCTCGTCCTTGACAATCTCGAACTCGGGCTTGCCGTAGATAGCCGAGGCCATCTTCTTGTACACGTCCTTACCCTCAGCAAAAGCTGTTACCAAGTCTTCTTGCTCAGACAGCCACGCCAACACACGCGCTTCAATCTGTGCGGAGTCGGCGTCAATGATGGTGTAGCCCTCGGGCGCAATGATCGCCTTCTTGAGCTTGTTGCCGTTGTTGCCTCGGCTTGGCAAGTTCTGCATGTTGATCTTGTCGTCCCCACCAAACCGCCCAGTGTGTGCGGCGTAGTATCGAATCGGTACGGGCAGATTGCCGCGCTTGGAGATGTCGATGAAGCGTTGGGTGCGTGTCTCCTCAAGCGTTGACTTCGTACCAAGCCGTGCGGCGACCAGCGTCTGCACCCGTGCATCGTCATGCTCGGCGAGGGCTTTGAATTCTTCGTCACTCTTGGCGAACGCATAGGTCTGCTTACCTGTGGCAGGGCTCGTCTTCATGGGCGGCTCCACACCAAACGAGCGGAGCAGTTCAGCGAACTTGTCGTTGCTCATGAGTTCAGACTTGTCCACACCCGAGGATGTCAGCAGGTCTTCCTTCATCTGCTTGATGCTGATGAGGTGCTGTTGCAACATGTCGCCGTCGAGTTCCAGCACAGGGTCGATGAACATGCGCAGGGTCTGGTCGATCACACGCAGTTCTTGCTTGGGGAAATTCTTTACCAAGATGGTAAAGAGTTTGTGTGTGAGCTCCACATCGTTGATGCAGTAGTCACCGTACCGTGCGAGTTCCGCATCGCTGAAGTTCAGTCGTCGTTTGCCGAGGGCGTTGACGACTTCTGTCCCTTTCTCGCCGAGACCGTATCGCTCAGCCAGAGCTTTAAGTGAGCCCCCCACTTCCACACCGTGGAGAGCACGGCCCATACAAAGTGTATCAAGCCAAACACGAGGGGAGATACCAAAGCGCCAAGCAAGAATAGCACCATCAAACATTGTGTTGTGAGCCAGTACAAAACTTTGTTCCCACGCAAAACTGCTTTGAAGCCACTGCTTAATTTGTTCATGTGTCCCACTTGCCCACTCCGTTTCTTCGTTGTTGACCTTCACAGATACGCCAATGACCTCGAACATGTCGGAGCGTACGTATTCTTCGGTTGTGATCTTAGACAGCGAGAAGTCGCGGTCGTAGTACGTTTCAAAATCAATTGTTATTAAGTTCATCGTAGTCCCCGTTAAATGTGGTGCTCATCATCTCGTCATAGTTAAACTTCGCATGGGCGCAATCACGTGCGGTCACCATCTCGTCACTCGCACCAACCCGGTGGTCGTTGTAGACAAACACCTTATGCGGCGCTGTTGTACCGTTGAAGATGAAGTCAATACCAATGGGGGTCAGCTTCCACATCCCCGAGGTGCGGGTCTCCCGCTCGATACCCGATTCCTGTTCTTCTTTGGTCGGGGGAGGTGCGTACTTCTGCTCGACCATGTTCCAGTGCTTGAGTCGGCTGAACGCATAAGAGCGTGACACAAACCTCGGCGCACGCGCAGGTACATCGACCCAATCGCCACTACCTTCTCGGTGAATCCAATGCATCGTCTTGACCATGACACCTCGCAGAGTCACGGTGTTGATCTTGCCCCACCGATCACACACGGGGCAGTAGTCGCCTCTACCCTCAATGGCATCTTTCCAGTTGCCGCGCAACACTGCGGTTGCTTCGCCTATATCAGTCGTCATCTTCGTTCTCCTTGTTGTTTGTTAGGGAGTCCCTAACGCTTCTAATGCTTCTTTCAACTTCATCTTGTAGTGGCGGAACTTACCAGCGTCATCGCTGTCTTTCTTGCCAGCCCTCATGCCGTACTTGATGCAGTTGCCCTTGAGATACCCAATGAATTCCTCGGGTGTCAACGTGGCCTCCATTACGTCCCACGGCTGTACGCCCATGTCCTTGTAGTGTGTGCCGCCAATTTGCAGGTCGTTTGCTTTTGCTTCAGTCATCTTGTGCCTTTCGTCTGTGTCGCAGTGTTGTGTTTGGTCAAAGTAGTGCGTCTTCATATTCATCCAACGCTTGCACCTTGTTCTTGCGCCCCCACTTCGCCAACTCTTTCGGGCACACCGTCCCGAAAGGCCAGCTTGGATACGGCAATGATGCGTTCCAGTGTGACTTTGAATCGTGCGTTGTCATCAAGTGCTCGGTCGAGTTCTTCTTGCAGTCGTTCATTACGTGCTCTCATCAATCTATTCTCTTGCTCCAGTTCAGCGACCATCAGGTCGAGGTTTCGTTCGTCTTCGGTCATGACACCACCCCAAAGGTTACGCTCACGCTGAAGCCACCGTAGTAGCCGTTGTGCTCGTTGTGGTTCGTCAGTACAAATGCACCCTTGGATGTTGTAATCTCCAAGAATTCAATGTCGTGGTCATCGCCGTCCCCGCTCTCACTCAGGGGAATCGGCACGGGCTTGACTTCGATGTTCAGCAGGTTGCCGCCCACGTAGTCGCCCAGCTTGTCATCAGTTGTCATGTAGCGGTTCTCGCAACATGATTGGCCATCGTCCGCGATACGAATGAACGTGTTGTTCTTGAATCGGATGTGCAGTTCGTCCTTCTCGGTCGAACCCACTGGCCCCGCCAAGGCGATGCCTGTGATCTCTTTGCCCATCACTTTCATGAACGCTTCGAGGTCGGTGCCTGTCAGGTTGCATGTCATCAGGTCAAGCATTGTTTCTCTCCACAATAGGGCGCATCTTGCGCTGTCTAAATTCCTCGTTCACCAACTTCAAGCCGCGCTCCATGTCCTTGATCGTGATCACATCCATCTGAGCATCGTGCAAATCCATCAGTGTGTTAAGGGCTCTCATTTCTTCTGAACGCAGGATGAACCGTCCGCTCTCTGCTCCACGCTTACCGACGGAATGCAGTGCGTCCAGTCCACCCATTGTGATGTCACCATGTTCCTTGCCAAACCCCAAGCGAGACAGTGCTTCAGTGACGTTGCCCATGGCGATCAGGTCGTCCATGTCAGCCCGTGTCGCCTTGCCTTGCGTGAGGTTGGTCAGTGCCATGTGGTTCCTGATCTTCAGGTCTACCAAGTAGGTGTCGTGCTTTGTCACGGGGGTCATGCTTTCAATGACGTACGCCATCGGATTCATGATCACCCCTTTGGGTCTGTACTTGCTACGCTTACGCATGAAAGATGCGAGTCACTCGGTGCCACAGACGTTCGCCCAGTGTGGGCTTGGTCAGCAGTGCACGTTGTAATATCTCAGCGTCCACGCCAAGATCAATCACCCGATGCGGGGGTGTGTAGAACTCCCCGATCTTCACCTTGCCCGTGTTGTAAAACTTGCTCATCTTCGTTCCTTTTATCGTATGTAGAAATCATCTTGTGGCACCTTGTGCACTCGTACATGATGTTGTCAGGGTTGCGGTACTTGATACCGAACTTCGATTCTTCCCACCTGTGCTTGCAGTTACTCATTTGCGTAATACCTTTCATCGCCTTGGCAGTAGTCATCTGCCGTTGCTTTGATTTTTTTGGGTTGGAGTCTTTCACGCTCATCAGCACGGACAAGGGCTTCAAAGGCTTTGAGCAATTCAAGGTCATGCTTGGCAACTCCCGTGTGATAACCAGCCTCACGGGCCATGTCTATCGTGTCTTTCATGTGTTCTTCTCCAAAAGCTGTTTCACTTGCTCGTACACGCCGTTTCTCACGTAGTTGTCAGCCTCCAGCCTGTCCCATCCTGCGTAGCGCATCTCGTTCTCGCAGCGTTGCAGCAGCTCATACATCTCACGCAAGCAGTCGGCAGACTTGCCGTGTAGGGGCCACAGCATCTCTTTTTCCAGCAGGTAGGCCAGCCGCAGGGGCTTTGGCAGTTGGCCCACGCGCAGCAGTTCTTGCGTTGCGTCTTCGGTTGTGTATTGGTCATTGTTCATTGGTTTTCTCCTTCAATTTTGCTTCTGCTGTTTTAGCTCGTTCGGCCCACTCGTGAATTGCTTCAATGTGTGCGGCGTGTAGCGTGCATTGCTGCACCTGCTCCTCGCCTTTCCACCTGCAACTACATGGCTTAAAGACAGGCTCCTGCACAGGTGCTGCGGGTGGCAGGCTGTGTACCTCATGCGGCCCCGGCCCCCAGTCCTCTCGCACAGGTGCTGAACGGGCTTGCTTTATGGCTTCTACTGCTATTGCGGTGTCTCTACTCCAATAGCCATCTCGTTCTGCCCGTACAAACGCCGCCAGCGCCAAGTCAAAGGCCAATGCTTCTTCTTTGGTCATCACAACTCCCCAAGCATGTAGCGCACATCGTCGATGTTGTCTTCGTTGACCACCATCGCAACGCCGCCCATGGCTTTGATGTTGTCGAGGTTCTTCTGTTGCAACGGTGTCGGCTTGTTACTGCCAGCCTTGCACTCGATGCCAAAGAACTTGCCGTGGTAGCACCCAACGATGTCGGGCACACCACTGCTACCGTACCCGCCAGTGACGGGGTAGAAGTAATAGGCGCGGAGTTCCTTGAGAACAGCCACGACCTTCTTCTTGACTTTGACTTCTGGTGTATCAGCCACGGAACCACCCCTTCACACGTTGCCACAGAGTAGGCTTGGGCTCGACCATGGTGATGGCGAATGGCGGTTTGTCCGCGAACTCGGGGTGATGCCGCAGGGTTTCTCCAATTAGTGCGCGTTGTTGTTCTGGGCTCAGGGCAGATTTTGGTTTGCTGTCATCCTCGGGCAGTGATGCCAGTTCCCCCGCCTTGACCCTGCGCGTACGCTTCTTGGGGGGTGCACCGATGCCGTCCGTAGGTTTCGGCAACGCACCAATAGAACCGAGGCCGCGCTCTTTGTTCATTTGGTATCGGATGTTGTACACGGCTTGCGGTTTGCACTTGAGCTTCTCGATGATGGCCTTGTTGTTGTGGCCCTTGTGAATCAATGCACGAATGCGTTGTGTTGTGTTAAGTTTTGCAGTCATCTTCGTTTCCTTTTATGTTAGTTTGTTAGGGAGTCCCTAACACGGTACGTGAAGCGCACGTACCAACGCATCAAGATGTGGTCTCAGGTGCGTACACCCAATAGACATGGCTTGATATTCGGCGACCGACACCCGCCACTTCTTGTGTAGGCGGCGTACCACTCGTAATCATTAACACGGCAAGACGTTCCTTTACCCATTCGGGCAGATCGTCCGTCCGATCATAATGACCGTTGATGTCTGAGTCAACACTCGACAGCCCGAAACATACAATATCTATCCCATCGGGAAAGACACTCACACGGTATATGTTGTCATCGTGTACCAACCCATCTCTTGCATCTGACACTTGTGGTCTCCCTCCGTTTGCATGTCGCAGGTCATACTGCATTACCGTCCTGACTGTTACAGGTTGATCTTCGGGGGGAATCTCCCCGCTCAGTAGTTTGCGTACTGTCATGTCGGGCGGCTCAGCGTATACCCGTGAGCCAGCCGAACTCAGATCGTAGAGGTCACTCATCTCTGCACCCAGAAGGTCGCACTGTCCACACGCAAGCCCACGCCGTCCACGTAGTGGTCGTCCTCCACCATGCTCAAGGCGGCGAGGTTCCCACCGATGTGCTCGGGCAACTCCTCCATCTTGTACGTCACCACGGCCATGTGCGGGTCAAGGCGTGAACGCTTGTTGGCATCCAGTACCTCGATGACATCACACACCATCTCTTCGCGGTGTATACGGACATTCACGTAGTACGCATGCAGGGCACGTGCTCGTGCAACTTGTTCCTCGGCATACTTCTCGCGCCACTTGACGATCATGCCCCTGAACTCCTCGCTCAAGAACTCGTACCCCACGTCGAGCATGTGAAACAACTCAGCACGTAGGTGTCCAGACCCGAGCAGATCGTTCTTCGCGGTGTACAACTCAGAAGACACGTACACCCCGACTGATGTGAACTTCTGACGAATACCGTCGAACGTCATGTTGGCACACTCGACAGGCGAGTACGGGCGCATGTACTTCTTCACGTTCTTCACAGCACGTTCAATGTTCTCGGCTGTTGCCATGTAATACTGATCTTTGTCCTCACGGAACTTATCGTTCTCGATCATCCGCGCATACACCATGTACTTGACATCACCTGTGTTCTTCACAGAGTAGTCGGCGTACCCGACCTTCATCATGGCGTACGTGTGCCCTTCCATGTACACATACAGTTCCAGCACCCTGTTAACGGTACCGTGCCCCCAACTGTTCTTGATACGCTTGCCCACGCCGAACTTCACATGTCGGTTGACCTTGCGTATCTCGGTGCAGAAATTAAACAACGGGCCTGTGACAGGGATACCGTCCACCATCGGTACAGGCGGGTCATCAGCATTCACTGTTGAAATCTCACCCTCCAAGCGGGTCAGCAAAGCCTTGGTCTTCTTCTCGATGTCATCTACTCGTATGTGGTCGTAGCTCATCTCATACCTCCTTGGTTTCGTACATGCCCAATGCTTTGTTCATCAGGCGGTTATAGGATGCGCGGATTGAACGCAGGTCGTCTTGCGATTCAATGGCACGTTTGCCACCGATGCCGTCAATGACCAATGCCATCAGCGGGATGCGCAGTGGATGCTCGGCTTGTGACACGATCTGACGAGTCAGTGCAGTTGGCATGTGATTGATGCCGCCGTAGTGTGGGAACTCCACGTTGTTATCCTTGCACCATTCGGCCATGACGTTGCGGTACTCATTGCGCCCATTCCACGTGGTGTCGAGCATGGGTGCCAACGCCGCCGCTTGTGTATAGAACGCATCTATGTCTGCCTTCCATTGCTTCTTGAGTTCTTTGTCCACAGTTGTTACCTCCGTCTTGAATGCTTCACCGACACGTGCGAACGTGCCATCCTCGTTTGCTCTGAACTTCAGGCGCTTGCCGTCATCAGCAACCGCTGGTTCCTTGGTCTGGTAGTTCCACACGTACGCTGTCTTGGGCAAGGGGAAATCCTCCCACCCTGTTGGTGTCTTGGCACGTACCCAATGCTTGCCCTGTTGGTTGTATCGGAACGCCACATCGCTTGGCAGGTAGTTCTGTAAGAACTTAAAGCGTGAGTACGGCACAGACCTCTTGGTGCCATTGCGTATGTAGATGTAATCACCATCGGCTTCACGCTTCCACATAATTGGTGCCATGTCCTGTTCGTACTGTGCATCGCCGTGGCTGTTGTTGGCATGCATGGTGTTGCCGTAGTACCCGTCGAGCAACACGTAGGTCTCAGCGTCCACCTTGCGGATGCGCTCCCACTTGTGCTTACGGTTGCCGATAGGTCGGATGTTGTCCTCGGCCTTGTGGTTCTTACTCACGACAGGCTTGGTCTGCTCGTACCACGCCACCACTTGATTGAATGTATTGAATCTCATTTTGCTTTCCCCTCGAATGTCAGTTCCATGATTTGTTTCAGTGTGTTGGTCACCTCGTCGTCGCTCAGGTACCCGAGCACATCGTCAGTGATTGGCGTGTCATAGGTCAGCCCGTAATCCTCGCCATTCCACTTGACCACGCCAAGTTCCCACTTACCTTCGTCGTAGCCATAGCTACCCATAAACCTGACAACACTTGCACCGTACTGATTGGGGAATCGGTACACCTTCTGAACTCCGCCCATCCCCGCAGGGTGTGCACGGTCGAATACTTTGTATTGGTCCATCTTCGTTCTCTCTTTGTTTAAGTTTGGTTTTGGTTTTGTTAGGGATTCCCTAACATGTCATACACGCCTGTTCCACAGACGCACTGCTTCTTCCCGTGTGCGTCCCATGCACTCGATAGGTTTGAGCACAGGCTTGCCCCCATCTTTGCACCAGTGCAACACGGATACGGAGAACACACCCGTTGTCGAGTTGCGTTCGCGTATTTCTACCTCGTGCCCACCACAGAACGGGCACGGTTTAATTTGGTCAGTCATGATTGCTCCTCCATAAATTTGGCATGCGCGGCGATCAGTTGGTCACGCGCCTCCTTGTTCTCAATAAACATAATCAGCAGTCGCTTACCCACACGAGCCTCGTCCTTGTATTTGAATGCCGCCGCAGTTGCGAGTGCCGCCCATGCAAGCAACACCATCTCAGTCAAAGTAATCTCAATCATGACCAGTCCTCCACATGAACATACTTACCCACATCAGGCCGCGCATTGCGGTTGCCTACGATGCACCACAGTACAGGGCAAGCCCACGTACCCCACGAGCCACCGAGGTAGCCGTCAGTCAACACCACCACCGCTTGCGGCTTGACACCATGCTGTGTCATGTACTCAGGCACACACTCCACAGTCGTGCCACCACCACCCGCAGGTTTGGTTGAGTTCATGATGTTCTCAACCTCGGTGCCCACGTACTTCTCGTCAGCGCACACCTCAGTGTCCCAATACAACAAGCGCACAACGTCAGGTCGAACCTGATCACAGATACCCTTGACCTCGCCCAAGAACTTGGACAACTCGCGCCCACCGATGGAGCCCGATGTGTCGATCGCAATGACGAGTTCACCCACCTGTTCGCTCACACCCGATGGCATGTAATAGCCCGATGACACAAACCTACGGTTGGGCCGCCGCCACGTTGAGTAGTCACTGCCTGTGCATGTAGTGTTGATGAACTCACGCAGTGCTTCACGCCAGTCGATCTTGGTTTCGAGCAAGTCATCGAACATGCGATCACCACCCGAGCCCATCTTGCCAGCGGCCAACGCGCCTTGACGGATTGCTTCGTCAAGGTCACGCGCCAATTCCTTGGTTTGCTCAGCGGTCATCTCTTGCGCCCCCTCCCAGTCGTGATCATCGAGACCAGTTCCCGAGGGTGCGCCCCCACCATCACCATCACCCGAGCCGCCACCACCGCCCGCGCCGGAATCGTCTTGCTCATCCTTGAGTAACTTGTACACCTGTGCGCTGTCCATGCCACGGTACTTCGCATCACACAGTCCGACCTTGGGCATGACTGCAAAGCCATCCTTGTTGTCATCGGTCAGCTTGATGTTGATCACGTAGTCACACGCCGCATTCGCAAGCTGTGCGTTGTCATCGTATAGGTGACGCCATGTGGTGAGGTGCCGATACAGTTTGTGGTAGCACTCGTGCAACACGAGGAACCGTAGCTCTGCATCGCTGAGCGTTTCAATGAACGCACGACCATACAACTCGTCACGCCCATTGGTGCATGCGGTCTTGACCTTATCGTCCACTGAACGATTGCCGATCATGAGCACACCTGCCAGTGCCACATACTTGGGCGAACCCATGATGTCCACCACTGCTTTGCTGAGCCGTTGCTCAGCGGTTAGTTGTTTGCCGATCATTAACATGTTGTGTCCTTTCTTGTTAGGGAGTCCCTAACTTATTTCTTGTCCGCCGCGAACATATAGTTGTTGGCCATTGCCCACGCTGTGAACTTCTTGTTGGTCATGACCACAGACTGCTTGGCGTACTTGGGGTTGCGCACACCGTTGGCGAACATACCCTGTGCCTCTTTGTCGAGGCGCACCATGTAGTCCATCCACGCATCAATCCAGTCACGGTCGATGACAGACAGTGAGCGATACACCACCATGCACACTGCCGCCGCACTGTCAGGCACCTTGGCATTCATCGGGTCTTTCTTGATTGACTCAAGCGAGGGCAACTGATCAGACAGTTTGACGAACGCCATCAAGTCCATCGCACCGCGTTCACCGATAGTGCCCATGAGCAAAGCTGTCATAGTTTGATCGTCCACACCATCGCGGCCCTTCAACCAATCCGATGCGGCTTCGAGTGAACGAGGCGTGACGAACGCTGTGCGCTGTTGCTTGGGGTGATAGATGTACGGGTTCTGTTCAGGGTCTTTGACATCCTCGAACGAGTGGAACAACTGAGGGTTGTCCTTGCACCAGCCGAGCAACGTGTGATCGACGCCGTTGTTGACACCCCACTCAATCCATTCCATG